CTGGATGATGCGGAAGGCCGCGGGCACGCCAGGATTGGGCGTACTGGTACCCAGGAGCGCCGCGCGCTCGTGGAACGAATACGAGCCCAGGCGCATGCGCGAGCCGCCGTAATCGAGCTCCACGTACAGCGTCTGGTAGTGGTCGGACGGCAGCGCGTAGGTCTCGCTGCCGGTCGTCGCGATGGTCTGCTCCTTCGCGTAATATTCCTGGCCGCGCGAGCCGATCAGCCGGTCGTAGAGCTCCGCGAGGCTCTGGTTAATGTACTCGTTAATCTCCGAGTCCGAGACGAACTGGTTACCAACAAGGTCGGCACGCAGCCGAACATCTGAGCGCATTTGTCCAAGCGTTCGACTGCGTGCCATCCTTACCTCACTCCGAGCAGGCCATGACGAACGCCTCGAGGGCGTCGGCGAGGGCTTCCTTGTCTCCGTCCTTGATCGCGGTCATCACGTCCGCGGCCAGGGCCTTCTTTTCCTCGGCGTAGTTCTCGGAGGCCGGGGCCTCCTCCTCGTCGTCCATTCCGCCCTTCGGCCCGCGGCCGAGAGCGATAAGAAGCGCGGGCTTCTTCATGGTCAGACCTGCGAGTTCTTGAGGATGAGCGTGAGGTTGATGCGGTTGTTCGCATCGGCGGCCACGTCCGCAAGGCCGGGGCTGCTGATGTCGAACACGCGCACGACGATGGTGCGCGCGTTGAGATCCACCGTGCCAATGTTCGCCACCACTTTGTCATCCGACGTGGCGAGCTGAAGCGTCGCCGTGCAGGAGAGAAGTGTAGGATACACATCGGCGAGCGTGACCGTGAAAAGACCGACGTTCGTGCGCGCGACGCTTGCAACGCCACGGCCACGAATGGAGGCTTGATCGACTGCGCTCGTGCCGTTAGGCGCGAACGACACACCGAGTACGACGACGCCCGGATCGGCGGCGCCCAGGAGCTGAACGAAAGAGCGGGCGGCCATCTGGGTTGTCCTCAGTAGGTGGTGGTCGCGAGGTAGTTGAAGCCGCGACCGTTGAAGGCCGGGGCGCGGCAGCGGAGGTTCGCGTAGCTGCCGATGCGGATCTGATACGCGTCGTCATCCGAGACGCGGAGGATCTGCTGGTTGTCGTAATCGAGGATGTGCGGCGCCGCGTTGAGCGAGAAGAGGTCCCACGAGTCGAGCTGGAGCGCGAAAATCTGGCTCTGCGGGACGTTGATGTCGGAGACGCACTTGACCGGGCCGGCGTCGCCCATGAGGGTCACGGCCTGGAAGCCGATTTCCGCGTCTTCGATGCTTACGGCGCGGTCGTAGACCGTACGCGAGCCAAGGAACTTCACGAGGCTCGCGAAGTCGCGCGGGTTCAGGAAACAATGGTCCGGGCGGCCGCCCTCGGCGTTGATGTCGCTCGCGAGCTGGATGATCGCCTCGTCCGGCGCCGCGCCCGTGCAGTCGAGCGAGTTGCCCGCGAGGCTGGTGCGGTCGGTCGTGCGGGTCACGCCGTAGATCGCCGCCTGGAGCTGCGCACCAGCGTTGGCGCCCGTGACGGTGCCGGCCTGCGAGCCCGCGAGCCACTGGGTCACGCCCGTAACCACGCGGCTGTTCGTGAAAACCGTTGCGTCGTTGGTGGACTGCGTACGGTCACCAAAGCGGCTGATGTACTGGCCACCCGAGACGCCCGTGTTGCTCGAGAGCGTGATGGTGCCCGCCTTGCGGTCCACCGCGGTGACGAGGTACGGCACCGTGTTCGTGGAGTTGACCGGCGTGTCCATGAGGAACGACGACGAGGACCAAAGGGTCACCTGCTCGCCGAGGTCGAAGTTGAACGCATCCGAGGGCGTCGAGAGCGTCACGACGCTGCCCGAGATGCTGCCGACCTTGCCGGCCCACGCGCAGCCGTCGCGGAAGAGGTTGCGCGCGAGCGAACGCATCGCCGTCATCATGGCGAGGTCGATGGTGTCCTGGAAAAGGTCGACCATGGCGCCCTCGTCCATGACGGCGGCCTTCATGGCCTCGCCGCTGATCGTCGCGAGCGAGTAGTCCGTCTTGCGGGTCAGCGTGAAGGTCTTGTAGGTGTCCGAGTAGGACGTGGAGAGCTCGTTGCTCGCCTTCGCCGCGCTGAACAGCGCCGAGCCGCCCTGCGTGGTGTTGATGGTGAGCGGCACTTCGACGCTCTTGCCGACGAAGTTGGTCTTCTTCGCGAGCATGGCGAAGAAGGGGTTGGTCTTCCGGAGCTCACGGGGAACCGTGTAATCCGGGTAGAGGAACTTGATGATGTTGGTAGCGGTAGAAACGTCCAAAACGGCCATGTGAGACTCCGAAACAGGCGAGAGGGTGGTGAGGTCTCCCGCCTCGGAGAATCAGCCGCCGAGTCTGCCGGCCTTGAAGAGCTGCGCCACGTAATCCTTCCGGGCGTCGCGTGACATGCCGCGGAGGTCCGGGCTCGCCGTGCTCTTCTCGCCGGCCCTAGCGGTGCTCAGGGTGCGGGAGGTTCTCGGCTTGCCTGCTGCGGGGCCGTTGCCCGGTGCCGCGGCAGTGCTGGCGCCGCGTCGAGCTTCGCGCTCGCTGACGTGACGATACTCCTCGCTTGCCAGGTAGTCCAGCGCCTCGGCAATCTCTTGCAGGGTCGGCACCTTGCCGGTCTGCTTGTAGTACTGCTCCTGGAGCTGGTAGGCCTGCGCCTTCACGAGCTCCGGGTGCAGCTCGGCACGCGCTGCCAAGAACGGGAACTGCTCCTCCTGCTTGGCCATGCCGAAGAACTCGGCCTCGGCCTTCGCGCGGGTCTGCTCCATCTCGCGGGCCGTCTGGCCGCGGCGGTAGTCCTCGAGCTCCTTCCGCTGCGCCTCGAGCGCCTCGCGGAGCTCACGAAGCTGCGCATCCGGCGTGCCCTCCATGGCCGCACGTTCCGTCAGGTCGCGCAGGTCCACGCCGAGCTCCTTGAGCCCGGCCAGCGGGTCTTTCGCGATGGCCTCGCGAGCCCGGCGAAGCTGCTCCACCTCGCGGCGCTCCATGTCGAGGCGCATGCGGTCGCGCTCGATTTCCATGCGCTGCGCCTCGGCCTCGCGGCGCATCCGGTTCGCCTTCTCGCGCGCGCGCACCACGGCCGCGAGCCGCGGCTCGTCGTCGGCCTCCTCGGTGGCCTCTTGCTGCGCCTCTGCGCCACGCAGGAGCGTCGGCGCTTCGTCCACGGCCTCGCCGTCGTCCTCGGCCTCTTCGGCCTCCTGGCGGGGCTCCGGCGCGGCCTGCGGGGCCGGTGCGGCCTTCGCGGGCTTCTGCGCGGCCTTGAGCGCGTCGAGGGCTGCCCTTCGGCGGTCTGCGCGGTCGTCTCCGTTGGTGCCGACGAACTGGGCCGCCTGCTCGGTCTGCTGCGAGCCGGTGGCGATGGGTGCGGTCATTTCGATCATGGGGTCTCCGCTAGGCTAGTGCGGGTGCCTGCCCGGCGAGCTGCGCCAGGTCAGGCGGGAGGCCCGCGCCGCCAGGAGCGGCGGGCGGGGCTGGAGGCTGGGACGCGGCTTGCAGGTCCTGCGCGCTCTGGATGTACCGGCGCAGGAGCTCGAGGGCCACGGGGTCGGCGTCGTTCAGGCGCGCGAGGTTGTAGGCCTTCACGCCGCGCTGGAGGATCATCGCCAGGTTGTCGAACGGCTCCGCGATGATCGGCACCTGGCGCACGAGGATCGCCTCGATGTTCCGGTCAATGATCTGGAGGTCGGAGAGGTCGAGATCCGTCTCGGCCTGGAGGTCGGGCAGGTCGAGCACTTCACGGAACTGCGGCACCGTGAGTGCGCCGAGCTGGAGGAGCTTCTCGGCCTGGTCGATGCGCGCGGCGAAGTCGCGGGCGAACTGGCTCGTCGGCATGACGCGGATCTCGTACTCGTCGTCATCCATGGCCACGTCGCGCCAGCGGATCGTCTGGGCGCGGCCCTTGCCCATGACGCGCACGGCGAACTTCGGGTTCTCCTCGGCCACGACGGCGCACGCGCGGATGGCGAGCTTGGCGATCTCGACGTGCCACGAGGCGAACGCGCGGTGCATGGCCAGGAAGCCCTCGGCCTCCACGTCGTCGAGCGTCTGGAGCGCGATGCCGCTCGTGACGCCGCCCGGCTTCTGGTTCGCCACGCTCATCGCCGAGGCGCCCGACATCTCGGTCATCATTGGGCCGAGGTCGGTGAAGTAGCGGTACAGGTCCGGCGCCACGGCCGGCGGGCTGAACGGCTGAATCTGGCCCGGGTTCGCGCGCCAGATTGTACCGGGCTCGTTCGTCATCTGCTCGGTCGAGAACTCCACGCCCGGCGCCACGATGAAATGCGCCGAGCTCATGATTCGGAACGTGCGCTGGAGCTTCGCCGCGGTGAACTCGAGCTCGCGCTGGATGGGAAGCAGGAGCTTGGCCACCGGCACCGGGAAGAAACCGACCGGCGGCGCGTAGAAGCGCAGCACGGCCACGGGGAACGTCGGCTCCGTCCACTCTTCGGAAAGGAGCTCGTGGCCTTCAATCGCGATGATGTGCCGCCCTGGCTTGTCCTCGGTGCCGAGGCTCCAGGCCTCGACCACGCGCACGGCGTCGGGGTTGTAGGTGCTCGTGAGGCGCGTGCTGCCGACGTTCGACGGCATCGGCGCAGCCATGATGGCCGATTCGCTCTCGGGAAACATGTCCGCGAGGGCGCCGCGGTCGAAGTCGTCCACGTAGTAAATGCGGCGAGGCATGCCGCCGTTGCACTCGGCGTCGCGCAGGTGCAGGCACCACGGCTTGAGGCGCTCGAAGTTGACGCGGCCCGCGTCCGGCGTGACCTTGAGCGCGGCGAAGCCGCAAAGGAGCGCGTCGCGCACGCCGAGGTCGGCGATTTCGTCCATGCGCTCGGTCGCGAGCAGGCCTTCGAGAAAGAGCGAAAAGCCCTTAGCCTTCGCGCGGGTCGAGTAGTCGCCGCCCGTGCTCACGGCCTGCGGGAGGATCTTGTTTCGGATGATCTTCGCCTGCACCGTGTCGAGGATGCGCCGGTACTTGTTGGGCGTGAGCACCTCCTCGTCCACGCGGCGGTACGGGCTGCCGCGGCGGCCGTTGGTCGGCAGCTCCACGTCGTAGGCTTCGAGGTAGCGCGCGTAGGCGTCGAGGCGGCTCTCGCTGTTCGTCTGGAGCTCGCGCACGGTCGCCCACACGCCTTCCAGCGCCTGCTTGCCTTCGAGAGCCCACCATCTGATCGATTGAGTCGCCATCACCATCTCCGTTTTTGCTGCGACCGTCGCGCGGCCTCGTCGGCTGCGCGTTCCAGGCGAGCCGCTTCCGCTTCGTACCATGAGTCAGTGCCGCGTTCATGCGGCGCTGGCCGCTTGTCGGGAATGTGCTGCGCCGTGGCCAGCATGAGGCTCGGCACGAAGTCGCAGTGCCGGCCGTCGCCTCCGGTCGGCAGGTCGAGCCGCACGCCTTGCATGGTCGTGGTGCGCTTCGCTCTGAGCACGTCCTCGCGCAGCACCGGGTGCGGGTGCATCTCCAGCCGGCCCTCGAGCAGGTCGGCTCGGAACCGTGCGGCCTGCTCCCACCGATCACGCGCGGGCGTCATGCGCGGGTACAGCGTCAGGCCGTGTTGCTGCGCGAGCTCTTGCAGCGGGTCGGCGCTCCACTGGTCGCACCAGACCGTGGCCACGCGGTAGCGCGCCGCGATGGCCGCAATCTCGCGCAGGATCTCGGAGGCCGAGAGCGGGGCGTTCCTCGAGCCCACCCACTCGCGCGCGAGGTCCACGCGGCGCTTCTCGCCCTGGCGGCTCATGACGATGAGCGTCCACGCGTTGCCGCGCGTGCCGGCGTCCATGGCCGCCACGTACGAGCGCAGCGGGTCGGCCTCGAGGTCGCCGGCCTGCCTCGTCGCCGCCGCGAGGGCGTCCGGTGGCACGAGCGCGCTCTCGGGTGCCGCAAACTCGGCCGCGCAGTCCACGCGGAACGCGTCCGGGTCGCTGGCGCGGAGCTCGTCCATGCGCTCGGGCGTCCAGTACACCGGATTCATCGCCCAGCCGGGAGCGCGCACCACAACGCGCTGCGCCGTTGGCTTGCGCCAGTCCTCTTGCACCTGTTCGAAGATCGGCCCGAAGGGCGCCCATGGGCTGCCGATGGATATGAACTGCGCGCCGGGTCGCAGGCGCCCGAGGATAACGCGGCGCGTTTCGTCGAAGTTCGCCACCGCTTCGCCTTCACCGGCCATGCGAGGCGCCTCGTCGACGATAACGCCGGCCATCCAGCGCGCGATGAGGCTCGAGCCTGCCCGCTTGCCTGCCACGGTGCAGATTTCGATGGGCCGGCCTGACGGGTGGAAGAGCTTGAGGCTGTCGGCCTTCGGCTCCTCCACGAGGAGCTCGCGGAGCACCGGAGAGGCCAGCACGGTGCCCGTCAGGTGCTGGTGCGCCACCTGCGCGAGGTCGAGGTCGAGGCTCAGGATCGGCACGCGCGGCACCTCGCCATGGCCGAGGCCTTCGAGGTCGACCGTCTGCGTCATGCGGATGGCCGCCGCTGCGGAGAGCATGGTCTTCGCGGAGCGGATGGCCGCAACGATGGTTACCTCACGAGGCCTGACGCCCACGAGCGGCGCCACGTCTCCCACGGCCTCGCGGAGCTCAGGCGTCGATGGGTCGAGCCGCGGGTCTCCGTCCACGAGGCGCGCGAGCTGGCGCTGGAGCGGCGTCGCCGTCTCCAGACCGAAGCCCAGCCGGTGCGTCAGCAGGCTCTCCAGTGAGCCCAGCACCTCGCTCCTCTGGTGCTGCCAGTACGCTCGAAGCAGAGGGGAAGCGGCAGTGCTCGACGCGCGACCACGGGAGGAGCGTGCAGCCATCGCCGACCGCATCACGAATCAGCACCCCAAAGGCCGAGCACGTCACACGCGAGACGGGTACGCGGATCGTTTCCATCATGCGCCCGTCGATGTGAACTCCCGACACCAAACGAATCAGAGCTTCCACGAATCACCTCCAAGCGCAGGCGCGCGCCGATACCGTTGCGCCTCGCGTCTTTGCTGACGAAACAGAACCACGAGACGCCGCCGATCGCAGCGGCCCAGCCGAGAAGCGTGTCCTCGTCGGTCTCCGAGCACGCCACGACGATATGCGAAGCGTTCAGCATCGCCCGCACCGTCAACGCGAGCTCCTCGCGGTCGACGCCGCGCACGAAGCGGGGCGCCTGCTTCAAGGCAGTGGCGGCTACGTACGCCGCATCGCTCTCGCGAGCTGGCCGCACCCGAATCATTCCGCGGTGCCCGTCGCAACGTGAGAAGCGCGCTCGCGTCGCGCCTTCTCCGCGATGACCATGCGCTCGAGCTCCTCGAGGGGAATGGCGTCCACCTGCGCCTGGGCGGCCTGCCGGGCCTCGCGCTGCATGCGTTCCCACGAAAGGTCACGTCGGCCCCAGCGGGTCACGTACTTACGTTCCAGAAGCCACGCGGCCGCTTGCCAGTGATCGCCTGCCGCCTTGCGAATTGTCGCGACAAGTGAGGCCTCGGCCTGCGCTTCGGCCTGCTTTACTTGCTCCAAAAATTCCAGGTAAGCGGGCTCCCCACGCTTGCCTCGGTTTATCCAGTCGCGCAGCGTTTCGTCACTGATGCCGGCGAATTTGCAGGCCGCCACGCGATAATTGCCAGCGCGAAGCGCGCTAAGAATCTTCTCGCGCGTCTCGGGCGTAAACATGCTCGGTCGGCCTGGCTTTCCCATGTCAGAACGGCACCGGGCCGGAGGATGGCCCCTTGGCACGCTGGCGCGCCACGCGGCGGTTTGCGGCCTCGAGGCGCTTCTCGGCCGCGGTCTTTCCGCCGGCCCTGCCCTTCTCCGATCCAGTCTTTCGCTTGGCCATGGTCAAACTCCTGCGACGGCGTTCCATGCGCCGGCTTTCCCAAGGTTAGCACGGTGAACGTCGAATCGCTCCACGATGCGATCGATCCATTTGCCGTGGAAGCGGTGCGCTTCCGGGTCTCCGATTGACACCGTGATTTGCTCGATGGCCTGGCACGAGCGTAGGTTGGCGCTGCCCTCAATGCACCAGCCGGGGCGGGACGCGTCGAGGGGCTCGAGTAGCGCCACCTTCGCGTGGGTGCCGCACACGGCGTAGCGGCATCGCTCGCGCGGAAGGTTCGTCACGAGCATGCGCCAAAGCGTGTTCCGGTAGTGCGAGTAGAAGAAATCGCTTGTCACGAAGTCGAGGCTTGCGATCGAGCCTTCCTGAAACGCGGTCCAAAGCGCGTCCACGTTCTCGGCCGAGAAGCTGAGCGTGACGATACGAGCTCGGCATGGCCCGATGAGGCCTGCGGCATCCATGATCAGGTCGCCGAAGACGAAAGAGCCGCGCAGCACGCAGCGTGTCACGCCTGGGCCTGCGTCGTGTAGCGCGTGCGCGAGCGTCTCTGCGTGCTCCGCTGCCACGCCGCGATCGTCGTCGAGGATGCGCCTCGGCTTGCCGATGAGCTCGCGAGGGTCAAGGTCGAGCTGCTCCGTCGCTCGCACGGCGCCGTCGTCGCTCGTCTCGAGCTCCACGCCGAACGCCGAAAGGTCGAGCTCGGGGAAGTCGAGGCCTCCAACGTGGTCGGCCTCGTCTGCTTCGAGTAGCGCGTCGGGTGGCCTGTAGCCCACCTCGCCCTCGAACATCTCGATCGGTCGCTTCTTCTTCGGCTTCACTGGCGCCTTTGCCCTCGAGCTGCGAGGTCTTCCGTTCCCTTAGCACGCTCTCGCATTTGCAAAAGGTTCTTTCCCTTCTCTCTCACACTCTCTCTTCTCTATCTCCAAACCATGCTTCGATCCTTCTATAGATTCTATCGCGCGCGCGCGCGTATGTAGAGTGAGCGCCAAATAGGCCCCGCCCGATGCGCGAGGGGATGCGCACCGGGCGGCAGTTGTGCGGAGAGCACGACGAGCGGCGGCGGGGTCGAATTCCCTTCCGCTCGCCTGCACGGTCTAGCCTGCTTCCGGCTTCGCGTCCACGCAGCGCGGGCAAACGACGCGGGCGAAGGTCTCGCTGGTCACCACGCGCCAGCCGACCGGCCAGCGCGGGACGCGGGCCTTGCGGTTCCAGACCGTTTCGGCGAGCTCGAGCCGCCCGCACTCGCTGCACTTCCACTCCGCGAAGCTCGTCATGGGCTCGTGCATAGCCGCGCCTTCGCCTTGTGTGTTGCGCCGTTTGAGCGCTGGCCGAATGCCGCTCGAGCGTCACGCAGCGCGCAGCCGCACGAGGTCGTGTCGCCGCTCTGGAGCTGCCAGCCCGTGCGCTCCACTGTGGCGCCGCAGTCACACCGGCACACCCACGGCCGCGAACCGTGGATGTTCTTGTGCGCGGCGAGCTCCTCGACCGTCAGCCGCCCGAAGCGTTTGCCCCAGAGGTCCGGGCGTTTCAGGCAGCCGCACGAGCGAATTTGCTTTGCCCGCAGGTGCGTCGCGCGTGCCCGAATGCGCTCGCCGCACTCGCACACGCACTCCCACCACGCGTTCTTTTTGCCGTCCGTCTTCGGCGTCGGCACGCGCTCGCACGCCGTCAGGCGCCCGAAGCGTTGACCCGCCATGTCCAGCGCGCGCACTAGGCTTTTCCCTTGCGCGTGCGTTGCTGCGCCTTGGTGGCACCTTCCTGCGCCTTTAGTCGCTTCGGCGGGTCGTCGCCCGTCTGCGCCTCGACGACGCGTTTACGGGCCATCCTAGTGGCGGCAATCGGTACGTCCGCCTCTCTGGTCGGGAGCATCCGAACGCGCACGACGAGCTGGCACCATGCCGCGTCGTCCTCCACGTCGATCCAGTCCACCGAGAGGCTCCGGATCTGCCGGTCGTTTGCCCAGAGCTCGGCGCCCGGCTTTTCGCCTCGGTGGAGCTGCCCGGCGTCCATGACCGTCTTCGCCAGGTTGTCGAGGTCGCCGAGTTGCCGCTCGCC